GTATATTAATGTTTACTTATTAATAATTTTTTCCAGAGTAAAATTCAAATTTTATCGGGGTTATTAGGAACGCTTATTCAATTGTCTGCCCCCTAATTTAATACGTCTTCCGGTGCAGACGTCCGATTTACCTCTTGCTGCTGTGCTTGGTCCGCTGCTGCCTGTGCGGCCTTGTAGGCTGTAATTGCATCAGATACTTGAGTAACCTGAGTTTGGGTAATCAGTGATTTCACTAAATAATTTCCGGCGTAAACCGTAGCTAAATCCGATGGAATCAATCCATTGTTAATACTGTTAATTAACCCTTCTGTTAAAAATTCGCTTAAATCAAAACTCATTTCAAAGAGCCTCCTAGTGCTATAATGGCTGCTTGTATTTTTGCGTAGTCTGATTGTGTCAAAATTTCTGAGGGATTAGGGCACCAATCAGTTGCTAGGTTTCCTTTTTCTAGCTTTGGGTGATGATAAGTCGTTGTGACATCGACCCCGGGGACAATTCCAGCATGTCCGGCATATAATAAAAGGTGATAGTCGTGAGAGTCATTTGGGATTGTAATAGTAACGCTATGCCGTTCGCCATCAGCGGGGAACGCATATAATACAATTCCAGCATGCCCGGTGATAGTGTCCCATACACGTATTGATGCCTCCGCTACCTTATCGGTGCTGTTCTTAGCTTCTGCTGAGAATGTGTACGTTTTACCATGCTCAAAAGAGAATCCTATATCAGTATTCACCCATCCAGGGTAACCGTCAGTTGTATGTGAAGTGATACTGATGTCCTTATCGGTACCAGTAAGCAAGTTAGTTCCCACTGCACTATTATCAACTTGCGTTTTAAGCTCAACAAAAGCTGGTGCTTTGGTCAAACCAGCATTATCAACAGTACCTGTATCACCCTTATCACCCTTGTCACCCTTAGCGATTGTGCTTGCAGCCTTATTCATTGCTTTCACAAAATCATCGTAAGTGATGGTCTTAATAACTGAGCCAGATTGACTTTCAATGTTGTTATTAATTGTAAACCCTGTTAAATCACCACTAGGATAGATAGCAGTTCCGCTACTATAAGTTACCCAAACTTCTAACAAATAATATCCGGCTGGAAGTCCACTCATAAAATCAGAGTCAAACTTAATAATTACTTTACCGGACAATGGGTCTTGAATATTATCAGACGTAACCGTTTGTGATTTTAGATAGCCAGTGCTGTCACCTAGCTTGGCAATAATGCTCGTTGCATTAGTAAGGTCAACAGGGTTACTATCTTCACCTAATACCATTGTGAAACTAGTGGTCGTATCACCGATTTTTACGGTTTTAGCAGAAGTATCAGTAAATTCTAATGTTTTTGCCAAACTAAATCATTCCTTTCTATCGCTTATCAAAGTCGACATCTAGTGCAACACATAGTGCATCATAGCATGTCGCTTCATCACCAGATACATTAATGTCTGCATTCAGCAAAAAGTCTTGGCAGTCTTTTTTGTGATGTGAATAAGTGGCCTTTTCAATTTCACCGTTCTCAATCATTAATTCATAATAAGCTTTTCTGAAAGCCACCTCATTTTCAGGAGTGAAGCTATATTGGTCGTCTTTAACAATCGGTTCACCTTTATCATCTTTTTCAGCGTATTCTTTAATTAGGTCTTTTTGAAGACCAACGATTTCATCATTTTTATCTGCTAACATTTTAATCAAGCGTGTCCGAGCGATTGATTGGTAACCAGCAAGTGGTAGCCTCTTTAAAAATTCAATTGATGGTGCAACAAATTGGTTTTGTAATTCAAATTTCATAATTTAGCCTCCTATTTTGCTTCATTGGTTGGTCTTAATGCTGTTAAACTGTTAATTAATGTGTTCAACACTTTCAGTTTAACATTATCAACGCCACCCACAATAGCAGTATTAAACTCGTCCATGGTAATGCTTACTTGTGAACTGATTGCTAGTGTATTAATCTGAACACTGATAGTCATGATGTTGTTCGTGTAATCTGGTTTGTAGTTTGTGATTAAAATGCTATCCATTTAATTTTGCCTCCAATTTGTTTAATCTAGCTTCCAATTCCATGTTGTGCCCGTTTAACTTGTCAATTTGCTTTGCCTGTTCCTGTGATAAAGCTAGTACAGCGTTCAAAAGAACACCGTTATCAATACCAACTATGTTGCCGTCTTCATCACGGGCATAGAATGCTTCGGGCAAAGTCCACTCTTTTGTTGCGTTTACATCATCAACAATCCCTGATAAGCGCAACGGGTCAGTGTAACCATCTGTATTGTAGTTGTACGTAGCCAAATCAATGCTCATAGCAAGATTTGACCAGTAATTAACATCGGCGGCCGTTACATTAGTCTTCTCAGAGAGCAATGATTTTGAAACTGAGCCTGAATAATAAATATTATTGTGGTAGGTATCTACACGATTTGAGTTGCTGTCAGTAAAATAGATACCTTTGCCGTCTTTAGACCTAATCTGATGTGCAGTTCCTATACCCATGTTATTAACCCATAAATCACGGTTAAATTGAATCGCATTAGAACCAGCATTATCAGTACCAAAATTAGCAATCTGATTGCCATTAACGTCACCAATACGCCACCAAGTAGAAGCTTGGTCTGCAATGATATTGCCATAACTATTAAAAGTAATACCCGTGCCATTCATTTGAAGGCCACTAAAATGAATAGATTGTGTGCTTCCCCATAAATGGATTCCGTTTAACGGGCTAATCACGACTTGGCCTGTTAATTGATTACCAGAAACGGACTGTGTGAATGACGTATCTTTTCCATTTGTGTGTCCAGAATTTAGTGCAATCATATTACCATCAAAATTACCGTCATAAGCTTCATATTGACTTCCGGAAGAGTTTATGGCGCGATACATGATTCTTAGTCCACCGCCACTTATCTCTGTTCTCAAAGCTTCCATTGAGTTAAAAAGTGTCGTTGAAGCTTTCCCGTTAGGTTCAATGGTAAACGGGTGGAAATTACTAGTATTGTTAGCGTTGCTAATGATGTCGCCGGCATTGAACGTTGTCCCGTTGATAGTTGAACCATTAATCGTACTAATATTGATTGTTGGTGAGGTTAACGTGCCACCAATAAGCGTCATATTTTTAGCTGTTATGGAACCATTTCTATCTACTGTGAATGTCCCGTTATTAGTTGCAAAGGTATTAGCCGAAATGTCTGCCGCTGTCAGTTTTTTACCAACAAGGAGCGTATCGATATTGGCGCTTTTCATGATGACAGGGTCAACGCTGTCAAGGAAGACACTTTTACCAGATAACGTCAACTGACCGCCAGATGAAATTAATGTGTTGCCAGCTTGTAAGTTGATTTCATCAATTAGGTCGTCTTTTGACACCTTAATTAACACGTCGTTAATTGTCTGTGAAATCATGGAGTCTTGACCACCATAAATATAGTTCGTTGCGGTATCACCCGGCTCCATTTTTAGTTCAGTAAAGAACAAACCAGAAGAAGCTCCGTTATTAGAACCTATATTATCGACCCTGATATAACCTTCATTGTCATTGGCTCCAGTTGTAAATGTAACTGTGTACTGGTCAATATGCGATGGAGAAGTTACCAGATTATTAAATAACCCATGAGCAGTGTCGTAATCACTAGTCGAACCGTAAGCACGTGATAAGAAATACACATTAGCTCCAACAACGTTAGATGAAGCAAATGCCTTAAACTGGAATGTATATTTAGTGTTTGGTAACACTGAAAATCGCAATGAACCAGCGGCGGAAGTTGCGTTCTGCGCTGTATTGAGATATAATAGCTTTCCAGTACCATTTTGGTAGAAAGTGTGGGTAGTTACCAATAGTTTTCTATCAGTTGCCCCCCAGGCCATTAATTGCCAACCTTCTAAAGAATCTGAAAAGTTGCTAGAGTAAGGTATTAAGTTAACGTTATTGGCGTCTTTCTTAGAAACCTTACTGGCAATCATACCATCTGTTTGCGTTTGATAAGTTTCAAAATCACTAGAAGAAACTTTTGAAGCAATATCTTTAGCCGTTTGAGTTTTATCTGTTTGATAAGTTCCATTATCAACCTTTGCCTCAATCAATTTGCTTGTTTGAGTTTGGTAAGTTTGAAAGTCGGCTTCTTTAACTGTCTCCGCAAACTGGCTAGCAGTTTGTGTCTGGTACGTTGTGAATGTATCATTAGAAACCTTCGTACCCAAACCATTCTCTAATTCTGCAATGGTTAAGGTTGAGCCGCCTTTTAGTTTTGTGATTTCAGCAGTAGCGCTAGTGGCAGTGTCAAGAGCACTATTAGCTTGCGATGAAGCTTCAGAAGCACCTTTAGAAGCTTCTGAAACAGCGCTTGCTTGTGAAGCAATCTGACTGTTGGTGTAATCAACAGCAGACTGTGCTTGACTAGCCGCTTGACTAGCTGTTGAAGCCGCCTGACTTGTAGCACTGGCGGCACTTGTAAATTTATTGTTTGTGTTGTTTTGCAAGGCACTTTGAAGCTTTGCCAATTCTTCATTATAAGCGTCCTGATATTTCTTATATGTCACACGGTCAACATCACTAGCATGGTCAGGGTCTGCTAAAACGTCAGCCATGAATTTGTTCAAGTTGTTATACGCCGTAGTTACAGCGGTTGTGTCAATCCCTTCATCTTTAGCGTTCTGTACGAGAACGTTATATTGAGATGTTAAACCAGCGAACTGCACAACGTTGTTTTGCTTTTCAATCACGGACATTAAGTTAGGGTCATTTAAGTCTGTGACGCCCTTAACCGCGTTGTCGGCAGTGTCTTGTGAATCTTGTGCTAGTTTAGTAGGGTTGGTAATATTAACTTCGACAAATGCACTTCTTGCCATTCGATAACCTCCTACTCGTTACCCGTATCATCACTATCATCATCACCACTACCACTAACAACTGGCATTGCTGGCCGATAAATAATATCTGTAGCATATTGCATTTGTTTCTTTGGCGGGTTCCCGTCTGGTGGGGTAACGTTAAATGAATGAACTAGGGTTCTTTTACCGTTAATTGTTGCGAATGATAGACTTTCTGGTTCGATTATTTTTCCAGTTAATCCCAAACCGATTAATGCGTCGTAATATGGGTGCATAACTTCACCACGATGTAGAATGTTTACGCAATAGAAAGAACACGTTTTACCTAAGAACTGATTGCCAACACTCCAGTGAACATATGGAAAGTCTAATGCTTGTCCTTGGAAAATGTCGTCGTCACCAACAAAGTCATAATCAAGCATATTAATTGTATACATAACAGTCTTGACACCAGCCAACAGGTCTGATACGTTTAATATAAAGAATTTATAACCACCACTACTGTAGCCCATCATGTTATGTTTTCTATCAAAACTAACACGAGGATAACCACCGGGAGTGATTAAGTGGTCAGTATCATTAATACCTAGTGTTTTACCACCTTGATACTTGAACCTAACAATGTCCCAGTTACCAGCACTGTTTCTTTGGTTACAAATAATCCATGGTTGCCCCTCTTGATATAGAACGCCAAAAGTCGTGCCGTGTCCTCCACCTTTTAAAACCATTTTATCAATGAGCTTAAAATCTTTATCACGGTGCATGTAGTTACAGTCATCACCAGAAGTAGCGGCTGACTCGTACCAAGTACCATCATCTAATTGTTCAAGATGTTGTGCAATACGATGAACATCACTATCATATGGATCAAACTCACCAATCTTAACATAATTATTCTGTTCAATTGACAATTCTGGGTCTTCTGATATATAATCGCCATCAATATAAGCTCTAATGTTACCCATTAAAGATGGGGTTACATTAATAATATTACCTGTTGCCTCCCAGTTTGGGTCAATTGAACCGTCTGTGTTAATATGTCGCCATGCAAACCCCTTGCCATCAACGTAAGTGCTAATATTTTGTCTACCGACAAACGCACTTAACAATAAACGCTTTGATGTTTCACCTCGTGCAAAATCGAGTCCGTCTGGGTGTGATAGCACTGGGGTAATGGCAGTAGCGTCATTAATGGCTTTAGCCACAGCGTCAGCTAATGCTGACTGATAATCTGTTAACCACTGTGGTGTCGCAACAGGAACAGTCACAAACTCACCAAAAGCAATAGAACTTGAATACGGCGATGAAAAACTGATTGTTCTCTGAATGACACGTCCAGTAGCGTCTAACGCTGGCGTAATATGCTCGTCCTTAAAACGAATCGTAGTACCTAATGGCGGTAAGAATCCGGGGGCAACATTAACTTCGTAATAAGTTCTGGGGTGGTTGAATAGTTTCAACATCTGTTTAGCCCAAGACTTTAACCCAGTGTTATCATTAATCTGGTTTGCAGTAATGACGCCTTCTAGGTACTTGCCATGTAATGACCCTTCATAGTTATAAAGCTGGTTAGCGTTATCATCAACAATATAGGTAGCCCCATTATTGTTGGGAGCCATTGTTGAGCCATTTGCACCATACGCGTAAAGCTTTGTAATAGGCGCCGCAACTGTGACACGTTTGATGTTCGTAATATTCTCACCAAAAATAGCCTCTTGGTAAACAATATCAGAAGACAGTTCGTCTGTTACTTCTACTATCTTATCTACAATTTTACCTTGCGTATTGATTTTAACGTAGGCATCAATTTCAACATCAAATAATTGTAACGCATTTTGTAGTAACACGGTGCCTTTTGTTTTACCATCAAAAGAATCCGTATTTACTAAGGTTGCAATCCCCGTGTTATATTCTACTTGCCAACCAGAGTTCTGAAATACTTTGCTAAAAACCTGTTCAACGTTCTGTTGTTTTACTGTCGATTGCAACGGAATTGTGAAAGCTAAATCTCTTAGAACCAGATTACATACATATGCAACTGTATTTACAGAAGCTGTTGAAGTAGACTCTTCGGAAGTGGAGTAGATATACATAACATACCAGCGATTAAGATAATCATCGTGATATGCTAAATAATTACCAGATATGACCTTATCACTATCTGGTTGTCCTTGTGGTACCGTGACAGTACCACTGTGGTCATATTTTTTTGATTGTGCGTTAAGGTTAGTTTTACCACCGTAGTTGTCCTCACTACCGACACTAACGTCATCATCGTATTGTGTGTTTTGTTGGTCTGAATCTGCTAACTGCATAGTAATGGAGTCGTTAGTAAACTTTGTAGCTCCATCAACAGTCAATAGGCCAACATTGTTAAAATGTGAATCCAAAATGAGGTATTGATTACCTAATGACATTCCGTTACCTCCTAATCATTTATTTTATGTATCAAGGGATTTCTCCCTTGCAAATTAAAGCTTTCTTGGTAAATATTTTAACACCATTTTTGAGCCATCTAGGTCACCAACCATATTAAGCGAATTTAATCCCGGTTTTAACTTAGGGTAACTAGTAGACCACACTGGATATGAAATTCGTCCACCAATCGTTGTTCGCTGTGATTCTGAATCCATAACGATTTCAGAACCAGAACTAGCGATATATGTTGGAGTTGAAGAATCTGGAACATCATTATGCTTCCATAGTTCAACGCCACTTAGTGACATATAAGGCGCCTTATAATCAATTTTCTTATCATCTTCTGTGATAGAGTGCTTTAAGAACATAATACCAAAACCACCCAAAGGTGTTTGATACTTATTGCCAGTGTTGATTGGCTGTTGCGAGTGAGCGATTAAATACTTGTTTGGGTTGGTATATGGTTGACCGTTATCAGTGTTATACTGAACAACAGACCAGCTCCATGTCTGACCGACATGTCGTATATCTACCTTAATCCAGCCGTCTGTTAAAGCACCAGTTTCCTGACGGTTCCAGACAGTAACGTAAGTGTCCACCTTTTTGTTAATAGTTTTTTTAGTTACTTTACCATGTCTAGCTCTAGTCCTAATTGTTTTTTTAACCGTTTTAGTACCAGTTTTAATTTTAACTGCCGCGTCTTTTTTATTCGTGAATGCCCCATTAGGTCCTGTTGTAGTTAATAAGTCACGATGTTTTCCGTCATTGGGGGCGAGAACCGAACCCGGCTGACAAATCTGCAAGCGACAGCGTGGACGACCACCGCCTCCGGGGTCAACGATACAGAAATTACCGATTGCTTTGCCACCAGTATCAGTCCACTGGAATTGAACTGCACCCATCGCACGCTCATTATGAGTACCGCCATACCGAGCGTGATGAATACCGGCTCTTAAACGCCAGTCTGTAAGTGATTGCGTCAAACCAGTATATCTTAAAGCTGGGCCATACCAGCCAGTCTGATGAGGACCAAATCGTTGATTAGTACCATTGGGGTCACGATTAACTGTCATGGCAGAACTGGCGTCATTAATTATCGCTTCTCCTTGAAATACAGTAGGGGCACCACCATTAGGCGGGATTAACCCACCAATAGCACTTGCGTCATTTGACCACATTGCCATTGTTTCAACAGGGTCATCTAGCACCTTTTCCCATTCCTGAACGGCCTGTGCTTGCTCTAGTGGGTCTTCTGGGCCAATTCCATAATTACCCCCATTAAGAGTATAGCCCACATATTTTAGTGCTCTAGGTGGGATAATCTGTATAACTGGTTCTGTCTGTGCCGTACCGTCAACAGTAATAACGTTCAATCCGGGCTTTAGGCCAACTTCAACTTGTGGTAAAGTCGCTCTAGGGTCAGACATGACAAATGTAATCGTAGATGTCGAATCCCAAGACCCCTCTTGTGTTACTTGCGGGTCAGCAATTGCAGTAATGTGTCCCCAATAAGTTAAATCAGGCTGAAATCCAAAGACCAGTGGAATTTCTTGGTCGTTGTCTGGTTCATCTGTTAATAATAAACCAGCTAAGGTTTGCGCGTAATCAGTATACGATTGTGAATTATGTGACGCCATGATTGTAATTGGAATATTAATTGTTTTTGTAGTATAATCAATACCACCAAAATGAACCCCATATTTTGCGGGAATATCGGTTGACAATTCTGACATTGCCGGTGCAATTGGTGGGAGCACCATTCCCATAACAACGTGTAAGTCTGTGCGGCTATTAAGACCACCCAAACTAAATTCATCTTCTTTTAATGCCAATGGTTTTTACCTCCCATTCAATCGTTATGTACACGAGGGTTACCCCCCGTATAAGTTAATTAATTAAGTTATTGTACCTTGCTTTGGCTAATCTTTGTGCTTCGACAGCGTCTACAACACTTTGTGAAGCAACGTAAGCAACGTTTGGAGTGTTGTTGGATGACAGAATAGCTTGCAATAGTGCGTTGGTCTGCTGAATAGCAGTTGCAATCTGTTCGATTGCTTTACTATCAGCAGATGACGTATTTTGAGTATTCACGTTAGTGGCAGTATTACCACTTTCAAGGTAACTAATTGATTGCTTCAATTGACGAATTGCGGCGTCTTTGTTGGTCAAAGATACAACCATCTCTGGTTTGTTATGTTCCGCTATGTTAATCATTTGAGCTTTATCAACAAGACCACCATTCTCCATACCTTTTATATAACGGTATACAGCAGAAGCGTTGCTCAAACGAGCACCGCCAGAAGCGTCCATGTTACCACCAGACTCCCAAGTTGCGAAGAACTTTTGAGCCGCGGCAGTAGGATTTGTCATTCTCAATACAGCCTTTAACATTCCGTTTGCGCTGGGTTCATTCAAGGCGTAGCCAATTTGGCCAGCGGCAGAGTTCCATGAGTAACCATGTCTTCTCAACCAATTCCTTAATCCAGTTTCACGAGTGAACGTCCATTGCCCCAAACCAGTACCATGGTCACTAG